GATATGAATCAGAACCTGATTGTTAACACTTCACGTATAGTTACTGCTGAGGAGCTTGATGCTTGCTTGGCACTACTAGGAGTATAGGTATGCTTAAGCTTAAGAAAGTAACGGCTGGTTATTCCCAGTATCAGATTATAGCTAACTTTAAGTTGATAGAAGACTTTATTAATGATAAGGTACTTAAGCGTGAGGTAACTAGAGGTGAGGCTAATCAGATGTTAGGTAATCTAATACTATCACCGACAGAGGTTGGAGATGGTGTAGGGCATGTTAGCCTAACAGGTGTAGATGGTCTCGATGAAGACTTATGTTTCACACCAGTAAGCGGTGGGCCTGGGTGTACGATATCAGGTGATATTATTATAGTTATGGATAACACTGGTAGTCAGAACATCATAGAGTATGAGACTTTTGTTAAACCTGCTGTTGCTAATATGGTACAGTCTTGGATTAGCTTAGGGAGAGATATTAAGGTTGGTCTTGTTATAATGAGAAACGACCCAGCACCTTTCCTACAGTCTGGCCTTACAACTAACCTAGCAAGTATTGTAACTGACATTAATGCTATCATACCTCCATCAGGTAGTACGGACTTAGGTAGTGCAACAGATGTAGCAGTAGCAGAACTTAACACTAACAAACGAACTGGCTTTCCTGGTATCATAGTGATGATTACCGATGGCGCTCCTAACACACCTCAACCTGCACTGACCTTAGGGGAAGATGCTTCTACAGCCGCATTTGCCGCTGGCTACCGTGTGGTAGTATTTGGTGTAGTAGGTATAGATAACTCAACACAACCAGGCGGAGGCGTAGGATAATGCCAACAAGATACTTTTTAGAAGAGGACTACTTAGAGAGCAAGATAGCTAGTCCAGTAACTGAGGCTAATCCTCAGAACTACTTCCACCTAGAGCTTAATAGTGAACTTGATGTGGCTCTTGTAGACTTTGCAAATTGCTTAGATTCAACGATAGTAACAGACCCTGTCTCCCACGAGGACTGGAGTATTGCAGATATACCAGTTCAATACGTACATAACTGGAAGAAGGTAATATACGCTCCTGGAATTGGATACGTAGCTATTGCTCTTGACTCACAGATATCTGCTCCTGGGATGGTAATGACTAGTACAGATGGTACTGCATGGACGCTAAGAACAACACCTGATGGTTCTCTACGTAAATGGGAAAACGTTATATACGTTGCCAGTAAGAACTTGTTAGTTGCTGTTACACAGACGAGAGGTGGCTTTAACCTAGTAACAAGCTCTGATGGTATTACATGGACAGTAGGCAAGACAAGTGGTACAGTACCTAGCCTTATTGATATAGTATGGTCAGAAGCTAAGAGCTTATACGTAGTAGTAGCTGGCTTCTCCTTTGGTATGAAGTCTAGTCCTGATTTAATCACTTGGACTGATGCGGTAGTGTCTCCTTATTTGGATAGTCCTACATGCGTAACATACTCACCCGCCCTTGGCATATTTTGTGCCATAGACTTCTACGGAATAAGCTACACAAGCTCAGATGGCATCAACTGGACGTTTACACAACTAGGTGGTGGTAACTGGGATAGTAATTGGTTTGAGATTGAGTGGTCAGATACTCTTGGTATCTTCCTTGCACAAGGGGAGCTACACGGTAACTTCACCAACCCACACCCTTACATAACAAGTCCTGATGGGATAGTGTGGACACAACGACCACTAGGTATTGCGTTAACACAACATGACGCAGGTGCAGATACATTCTTACCTGTATATGGTTTAAGATGGGATACATTCACAAGTAAGTTCTACTCAATAACGTCTGGTGATAATAACTTCTCAGGAAGCTTGATGACACCTTCTATGTACGTACTTACCAGCCCTGATGGGATAGCTTGGACTATAGATGCTACAGCCCCAGGAACACACGAATTTACCTACCCTGTATTCTTAAACTCTAAGTTTAGAGATATGGCGTTCATGGATGCGACAAACAGAATCATACTAAGTGACTTTGCGGTAGCATTTTACACTGGAACCTAAGAGGAAATAATAATGACTATCGTACTTAACGATGTAGTAAGTAACAACAACACAAGCGTTATGAATGCTAACTTTCAGAAGATAGAAGATTCAATCAATGACGACTTGTTAAAACGAGAAGTAGAGCAGGGGGAAGCTAATGAGATGCGTACCTCGCTCGACTTAAATAGTAACAGAGCTGTAAACCTCTTGGATGGGGTAAACGCCCAAGATGCGGCAACAGTATCACAAGTAGAAGGTCTAGTTGAGGCTGGGCCTATAGGCATCACTGTCGGTGTAGTTAACACTATAGTTGCAGGTGCTAACGTAACTGTGGACAGCACAGACCCCGCTAACCCAGTCGTAGGTTCTATCGTTGCTCCTGTAACGTACAACCGTATTATTAGTGGTGGTGTAGTATGGACAGGCACTGGACTGGTATACGAAAGTATCGGACTAGAGTACGAAATAGGTGGAGTTACCTTTGAGATTACCGATGGTACACAGATTACACTCACAGCCGCAGACGCATCAGATGACAGGATAGACACAGTCTTTGGTAATGATGAAGGTGAGATAAGCTTTATCACAGGAGTACCCGCTGGTGTCCCAGTTAAGACAGCAGTAGACGAGACCTTCGAGATTGAACTTACATTCGCATTAGTTATAGCTTTGGCAACAGAACCAGATGCACCAGTAACTCGTGTCGTATACTCAGAGAACTTACAAGAGTCTGGTGGCGAGTTTGACACAGCTACATCAGCACCATCTCGTATCTCCCTAACTAGTGGGGCATCTCCTATAGCGGGTTCTGTCGGTATCAAGACTGTAGCTCCTATAGTACAAGGTGACACCATAACGTTCACCCACACTACAGACACATCGTACTCAGACTTTAGCTACGTACAACTTAAATTGAAAGTTCTAGCAGACTGGAACAGCGAGTACATAGTTGTTCGCTTACAGAAGACTGGTACAACGATTGCATCATTCAACATTAACAGCAGAGTGATAGATGAGACCAACCTGACTGACGTACAGACAGTGACAATATTCAAGTCCCAGTTCTCAGACCCTATCGGTACAGTGTTTGATGGCATACAGATATTCCACAGAATCAAGAAGGGTAGTGATATCCTTTACCTAATGGATGACATTACTATCTTCGAGGATGCTTCTGAGAATGACAACCAACAAGCTACTACAGTACCTGAGGTAATCGTAGAGTCTATTGTAGCGGGTACTAATATAACTGTAGATTCTACAGACCCAGCTAATCCTGTTGTTACTGGAACAGGTGGTGGTGGTGCATTAGAAAAACTAAGTACCAACCTTGTAGCAACTGCTGGGGATGACTTTATCGTTGTAGCGCTACCAACAGGTTACGAGGATTTTGATATAAGACTTACTGGTAAAACTGGCCCATCAAACACAGACTTCCTTCTTAGGATATCAGATGATGGCGCATCTACATTCAAGTCTGGAGCTAGTGATTATAAATCTAGTGATGGTAATGCGGTTAGCTTTATCTCACTCTCTGATGGTAATTCTATAGGCTCTGCAAGGTCTCTACTGTACGCAGGTAATATTACTATAGACGATGCAGGTACAGGAAAATTCGTCATCGTAGGGACTTTCTTTAGTTCGACATCAGTAGGCTCTCAAACGACAGTCATAGGTGCTGGTTATTACCAGACAGATGTTATTGTAACTCACCTACGCGTAGAGTTCTCTGCGGGTGATATGGATGATATGAAAATAGTCCTTTGGGGAAGACCTTAATAATACGGAGTAATATATGAAAGTAGATAAAGCTAAGCTAAGGGATGGGCGGGGGAGACCCCTCACTCAGTCCCTGTTCCTAGAGGTGGGGTACAACACAGAGTTTGCTGTATACACCCAGAAGGACGAAGACTATGAGTACAAAGGGAAGGTCTACCCTTCCTTGAAACGTTTATACCTAGAGCATGAAGACCCTACAGAGTACGACTTCGCTTGTACCTACCTATTAGGTTGGGAACAATGGCAACGTATCTGTGCTAACAAGGTGTTCACTAAGATGGTTGAAAAATGGCGCGTAGAGCTGGAGCTTAAGATTCGCTCACAAGCTGTACGTGATATCATTGACCAAGCTCAAAGTGAGAAGGGTTTCCAAGCGGCTAAATGGCTTGCAGACCGAGGTTGGGATAAACGAGCGGCTGGTCGTCCTACGAAAGAGGATGTCGAGAGAGAGACTAAGATTCAGGCAGATATTGCAGAAGAGTATGAAGCAGACGTAGTGAGGTTGAGATAATGAGTAATGTTAATAATTCCAAAAAGGCTTTCCTTGAAGTTAATAGCATCGAGGTGGGTACAATAGCTTGGAGGTTGTATATAACATCTCTTGGCTTCTCGGCTAAAGGCTTAACACAAGATACAAAGGATATGCTTATAAGTACGGGAAGTTGGACAGGTAATATGAATGATTCATTACTGGTTCATTTTAGTGACTTATCAACACTCCTAACAGCCACAACAATCCTAACACCAACCACAGAAATGAGTAACTTCGCATAAGAGGAAATAAGAATGATTACAATAGCAGACAACGGAGCTTGGGGAGACCTAGCAGACGATATTAATAGTAACTTCACAGATACTGTGCAAAAAATAAGCGTCAATACGGTAGCAACCGCAGGGGACTTAACCATCCCAGTAGCGCTACCAACAGGATTTGAACACTTCGATATACGAGTCACTGGGAAGATGGGCCCATCAAACTCAGCCCTCAGTCTTAGAATCTCAGAAGATAGCGGAGTTACGTACAAAGCTGGTGCCTCTGATTACAAATCTAGTGACTCCAACTCGGCAAGCGTTATCTCATTATCAGATGGGCAGACCGTAGGCTCAGCACGAACTGTTTTGTTCAAAGGGGGTATCCACCTATCAGATGCAGGAACGGATAAGTTTATCGTTGTTGGTGACTTTTTCAGCTCACAAAGCACGGGTACTTTTATTGCGGTAAATGCAAGCGGATTCCGACAACTAGATGTTGTGGTAACACACTTACAGGTAATTGTAGGAGCTGGTGATGCAGATGACTTGGTAGTGACTCTGTGGGGACGCAAATAGGAGTAATACATGGTAGACGATTGGCGTAGGCTTGCTGAACGCAAGATTGCCAATATGCCTGAGAGCGCACTAGAGGTAAGAGAACGGGCCAAGGAAGACCTGTTCTACTTTGCTCGTCTAGTAAATCCTGGGTATATGTATGGTGAGGTTCACAAAGATATATACAAGTGGATGCAAGAGTATTCACTATTCGGAAAGGATGATAACCTATCTGCTAATAAACTAATCATGTTACCTCGTGCCCACCTTAAGTCGCACATGGTAGCAACATGGTGTGCTTGGGTTATTACGAGACACCCTGAAATCACAATTCTATACGTGTCCGCTACTGCGGAACTGGCAATAACTCAGTTGTACGCTGTTAAGAACATCTTAGGCGGTTCAACATATCAGAGATTCTTCCCAGAGTACCTAGACCCACAAGAGGGTAAACGTGAGAAATGGTCATCATGTAAGATTATCATTGACCACATGCAACGTAAGAAAGAAGGTGTGCGTGATGCGACTATCGCAACGGCAGGTCTTACAACTAACACAACTGGGTGGCATGCAGACATCGTAGTATCAGATGACTTGGTAGTACCAGAGAATGCTTATACAGAGGATGGCCGTGAGCTAGTGTCTAAGAAGACTTCTCAGTTTACTAGTATACGTAATGCTGGTGGCTTCACAATGGCTTGTGGTACTCGCTATCATCCAGCAGACATATATGATACTTGGAAGAACCAAGAGTATGATGTATACAATGAAGAAGAAGAGATTGTAGATAGACTTCCTGTATGGGATACTAAAGAGTTCGCTGTTGAAGTTGATGGTGTATTCGTATGGCCTCGAGCAGTACGTGCAGTAGACAATAAAGCTTATGGGTTTAACCTAGCTGTATTAGCTCGTATACGTGCAGAGTACACGGATAGGATTCAATTCTTTGCTCAATACTACAATGACCCGAATGACCCAGGCTCTGAGCGCATAAGCAGAGACAAGTTCCAATACTATGACTCTAAGTTTATACGTAACAGGAATGGCGTATGGTACTTCAAAGACAGACGTTTGAACGTATATGCCGCAGTGGATTTCGCATTCTCACTAAATAGAGCGGCCGATTTTACAGCTATCGTTGTTATCGGTATTGACTCGGATGGGGATATATATCTACTTGACATAGACAGATTCAAGTCTGATAAGACCAGAGAATACTTTAACCACATTAAGCAACTACACGCTAAGTGGAGCTTCAAGAAATTGAGAGCGGAGGTTACGGTAGCACAACAAATTATCGTTAATGATATAAAGGACTTCCTTAAGAAAGAGGGACTACGTCTAGCAGTAGATGAGTTCAGACCATCTCGTAGGGAAGGTACTAAAGAAGAACGTATGTCAGCCGCTCTTGAGTGGAGATACGATGACCAAATCATGTGGCACTTCCTAGGAGGTCATATTCAAGTGTTAGAGGAAGAACTTGTACAAGCTCGACCAAAGCACGATGATGTTAAAGATGCACTAGCGTCTGCCATAGAGATAGCAGTCAAGCCTAAACAGTCGGGTGGTAAAGCCACTATGTCAGATATGTTTAGTAAACCAACTAATACTAACCGCTTTGGCGGAATGAGATAAGGGAAAATAATGAGTGATAAAGTAGCTGAGTTAACTAAGGTGATGCAACCCGATGACCCTGCCGCATGGGTAACGCTTATGTGGGACAGGTACAACAGCCAGCGAAGAGGGTGGATTGAAGAGAAGAAAGAACTCCGAGACTACATCTTTGCTACAGATACATCAACAACGTCGAATAGCGCACTTCCTTGGAAGAACACCACAACACTTCCTAAACTATGTCAGATACGAGATAACCTACATGCTAACTACATGAGTGCATTGTTTCCTAATGATGACTGGTTGCAATGGCAGGGATACACAATGGACGATAGCTTGACAGAAAAGGCTAGGACTATTGAAGCGTACATGGGTAATAAGACTCGAATCGGAGGTTTCCGTAATACCATCAGTAAACTTGTATATGATTACATTGACTATGGTAATGCGTTCTCTGTACCAGACTTCGTGACTAAGTACAAGACTATGCCAGATGGTACGCAAGTTCCTGACTTTATCGGGCCTAGAGCTAGACGTATTAGCCCTCTCGACATAGTATTCAACCCTCTAGCAGATGACTTCGACCAATCCTTTAAGATTGTACGTTCAGTCAAATCTATAGGTGAACTGAAGAAACTATCCGAAGATGAACCTGAGAATGCGTTCTGGGCGGCCGCTGTCGCACGGAGACAAGAGATTGGACAATTAATGGGTGCTTACACCATTGAGGAGTTTGATAAGGCTCTAGGCTATCAGGTGGATGGATTTGGGAATATGTACGAATACTTCTCATCTGACTACATAGAGATTCTTGAGTTCTATGGAAACTACCATGATAGAGAAACTGGTGAAGTATTCACTGACCGAGTGATTACAATCGTAGACCGTAACTTTATGGTACGTAATGAACCTATGTCTCAGTGGTACGCAGGTAGTCCTTTCAGCCATGTAGGTTGGAGAAGTCGTCCTGATAACTTATGGAGCATGGGGCCGTTAGATAACCTAGTAGGTCTTCAATACCGATTAGACCACCTAGAGAACCTCAAGGCAGACGCAATGGACTTAATCATCCATCCACCACTTAAAATCATTGGTGAGGTTGAGGAGTTTATATGGGGCCCAGGGATTGCTATCAATATAGACTCTGGCGATTCTGATGTACAAGAGCTTGCTACGAATATGCAGAATGTATTTGGGGCTAACTCTGAGATACAACAGATAGAAGACCACATGGAACTTTTTGCAGGTGCGCCTCGTGAAGCTATGGGTGTACGTAGCCCAGGAGAAAAGACAGCGTTTGAGGTAGACCAATTGTCCTCAGCGGCTGGTAAGATATTCCAACAGAAGATTACACACTTCGAGACAGAACTACTAGAACCTTTGCTTAATAAGATGCTAGAGTCTGCTCAACGTAACCTACAAGTAGCTGACACTATTCGTGTAGCGGATACAGACTTAGGTGCTACGTTGTTCAGAGAAGTAACAGCTTTGGATATTATGGCTAATGGTAAGATTCGTCCAGTAGGTGCTAGACATTTTTCTAAGCAGTCTCAGGATTTACGTAATCTATCAGACGTTCTTAATACAGCGATAGGTCAGATGGTAGCACCACACATGTCTGCTATTGAGCTTACTAAGTTCATTGACGATTCACTAGGACTTAAAGGTTATAAAATCTTTAGCCCTGATGCGGCAGTCAAAGAGCAAGAGAAGACAGCAGTTAAGACTGGAATGGCACAAGAGAACGTTGCTACAGCACTATCCCCAGAGGAGGTAGTATAGATGAAGACTACTTGGACGAAGGGTCTTGACCCTCAGAATAAGGACGAGATGAAATCCTCGTTCAAGTCTTCCGCTGTCGTTAGGGCTAGACTAGCTGAGATGTTAGAGGCTAAAATAACGGAGAGAGAACGCGCAGATATGAAAGCTGATGGGTACGAATGTGCCAATTGGGCTTACAAAATGGCAGACTCTCAGGGCTATAAAAGAGCGATGGCTGAAATTATTTCACTATTAATTGAAAAATAATACTCACAAAACGCTAAAATCGGAGTATATATAAGTATACTAGTATATATTAGTAGTATTAGGATTTAAACTTTCTTCTTATAATTAGAATAAAGAAACCCAGATACTAGAAATACTAGACATAATATAGGTTGCAGCCTATGGTAATCAGAGGTGTAAACTGATTCAAATAAAACACGTAACAATCAGAGTATAGGGCAGTCTGGTAGCCTGTTTGGTTTGGAACCAAAATGTCGGAGGTTCAAATCCTCCTATTCTGACCAATTTAATGCGCCTATATTCCAACTGGCAGAGAAGCTAGATTTAGAATCTAGATGTTGAAGGTTCGACTCCTTCTAGGCGTACCAATTTTATACATGTGTAGTTCAACGGTAGAACGTGTGCCTTATAAGCGCTTGACGAGGGTTCGACTCCCCTGCATGTACCAACTCAATTTAATAAAGGAAGATACTATGTCAGACCCGACTAATGTATTTGGAACTAATAACGAAGAACAAAAGCCTCAGGAAACCCCTGAACAAGTAAACCCTCAGAGCAACGACGTCTTTAGTGACCAACTAAAAGGAATCAAAGCAGAGGAATTAACTCACTCGCAATCACTTATTCCAACTCTACAGTCGCAGGTAACTGCACTTGAACTGGACAAAACAAACTTACGCGAAGAGTTAGCTAAAAACAAAGGCGCACAGGAGCTCGTAGATTCGTTAACCAACCACCAACAAGAAAGTCAACAAGGCAACCCCTCTGAGACCCAATTTGGTGAAGCAGACGTAGCTAGAATGTTAGAAGCTACATTAGACAAACGTGAAAAAGCACAGGTACAAACTACCAATGCAGACAAAGTACAAAATACACTAGTAACTACATTCGGAGCTAAGGCTCAAGAAGTGGTTCAAGCTAAAGCTAAGGAGTTGAATATGACACCTGAGGCGTTAGGCGCACTAGCGGCAACTAGTCCTGATATGGTATTGGCCCTGTTCAATAGTAAATCTACTTCACCTTCTGTTACCAACAGCTCATTTAACCTACATGCACAACAGCAAGAGACTACACCACTAGGAAGACCAGAAGCGTCACTCCTATCAGGTGCTACATCGGCTGAACAGCGTGAGTTTATGGCAAAGGTTAAAGCAGAAGTGTATGCGAAACATGGAATAACTGAATAACCCTAAGAGGTAATATATGCAATTAACGACTAATACTCGTGCTTTTGTAGAGGCAGAGCAATACAGCTCATTCATCTTGCTTAATCTGCATGATGGTCTACTACCAACGTCATTCTACCGTAATGTAACAGATTTCGGTTCGGGTGATACTTTACACATCAAAACAATCGGTACAGTAACGATTCAGGATGCGGCAGAGGATACTCCTTTAGTCTACAATCCAATTGAGACTGGCGAGATTACAATGTCAATCACTGAATATAAAGGTGATGCTTGGTACGTTACGGATGATATCCGTGAAGATGGTACAGACATCGACCGCCTTATGGCAGAACGTGCTTCTGAATCTACTCGTGCTTTCCAAGAGAACTTTGAGACTCGTTTCTTAGAAGTTTGTCAGCAAGCACAAACAGATGCTGATGCCAATGTAATTAATGGTTTCCCTCATCGTATCGCGTCACTAGAGACTGACAATGTCTTCTCACTAGACCATATGATTGCTATGCGTCTTGCATTCCAAAAAGCGAATGTTCCTGATGATGGCAATATCTTCATCTGTGATGGTACAGTAGAAGCTACGCTTAACGGCCTAGTAACTATTACACACGATGTTACACCATTCGGTCAGAAGATTCTTGAAGGCGGTATGGCTCGTGGTATGAAGTTCATCATGAATTTATTCGGATGGAACATCATTACATCTAACCGTTTAGAACGTGGTTCTTTCGGTGATGGTACTACTACAGTTACTACTGGTGTTGCTAACATCTTTATGAATGTTTTAGATGACCAGACTAAACCTGTCATGCACGCATGGCGTCGTATGCCTAAATCAGAAGGTGAACGTAATAAAGACCGAGCTCGTGATGAGTTTGTAGTCCGTTCTCGCTATGGTTTCGGTGTTCAACGTGTCGATACTCTAGGTATCTTAATCACTGACGCAACTAAATTCTAGGAGATAAGATATGAGTTTTGAAAAACTAACTGGCCTTGGTGTAAATAACCACTACGGCCCACGAGAAAATGGCCCAGGTGCTGGTGTTATCGGCACAGAAGGTCGTGAAGTTGAGTTGTCTATTGACATTACAGGCGAGGTGTCTACCAATGGTGGCCCTCTACTAGTAGACTTTATCATCCCAGCAGGAGCTATCATCGAGAAAGCATACCTAGTTGTTACGGAAGTAGCAGTATTTGGTAATGCAGATAACGTGGTAGATGTTGGTACGGATGGCTCGGAAGCAACCAATGGTTTTACCATTACGAATGACCAACTAGAGGCAGTTGCTACTGTCGACTTAACTGGTCAGTTGTCTGGTACATGGGCGGCTCCGTTAGCGGCTGACACCACAGTAGGCGTTGTAGTATCAGGTACTACTGCATCTCACACTGGCGGTCTAGCTAAGGTCATCATCAAGTACAACATCACTGCTTAGCACGCAGAGGTCTAAGGGCTGGCCGAAAGGTTGGCCCTTTTTTATTGGGAGAAATAAATGGCTAATATAAATCATGTAGATATAACAGACCCGAACGTTCACGAGAGCGTAGGTGCATCAACAGCACTTATAGGTCAAACTTACGTTTCAGATGGATTGGGTAGTGGCAGTTGGACTATAGCAAACAGTCAATCCTTAGTCTTGGTAAGTCAGGCATCAGACCTAGCAGGTACATTAGATAGTACAAAAGTTTACTTCGTTGATGGTGTGGTCGATATGGGAAGTCAAGCAGTCACAATACCAGTGGGCGGTTTAAATTTACAGGGGCACAACTTTAATGTGTCAGGTCTTACTTCAACCGTGGCTGGGTATAAGATGTTCATATCTCCTGGTGGTGGTAGTGGTGACTTCTTAGCATCGGATATGCACTTTAAAGTAAGCGGGGCAGGTTCACAACTATTTGACCTACTGGACTCAACAGGGTTGCACGCAATAGAGATGGTACGATGTAACTTTAATGACTGTTCTTCTATGGGCGAGCTGGATAGCTACAGACAAGGGTTTGAGTCAGGTACAGGACGCTTTGGCGGTACGCCAGCATTGACATTCTCAGGTACGTGGCTAGGGGGTTATTTCATTGATACATCTATCGTACGTAGCTTAGACGCAGGTATGACAGGTGCATTGTTCAAAGAGGGTACAAGCTTTGTTATGAATTCACGTTTCCGTTCTAACCAGAACATTGACCTACCTGCTAGCGCATCCTTCTTTGACTTCACAGCATCAAACTTTGTTAACCCATCTACGTTACAGATGGTGAGTTGCATTGTAAGTCGTGATGGTGTAATTGATGGCGAGGATGCAAACCTAACACCTAACATAGTACCTACCGCTCTAGTGTCTTCTTGGATAAATAACAACGGACTT